TCATGAACAAGCAGGTGACAGACCATGCTTGATAATATCAAATGATGATTATAATAGAATCATGGGATTGTATGTTATTTGTCCTATTACAAATAACACAAAAGATTTTCCTATGCATATTCCTTTAGACCCCAAAATGAAAACTACAGGATGTGTTCTATGTGAACATGTAAAAACCCTTGACTTAAAAGCACGAAAAGTAACAAAAAAAGAAGAATGCCCGGAACACATTCTTCAAGAAGTACTGGATGTAGTACAATCTATATTCGATTAATTACATTCTAGTACATAAGCTAGATTTAGTCTAGCTTTTTTATTAGTAAACATATAGCAAACATACAGCAAACATACAGTAAACATATAGTAAATAAAGAGTAACAGTTATTTCTTGTTACTCTTTTCTTTTTCTCTTTTAGCTAGTTCTCTATTTACAATTGACCACAAATAATCTGCAACTTGCTTTTTTATATCAGGTGGTGCTTCTAGGTATCCTCGAACAAGCCATTTATCTTCTGGTTTTAATCCATAATCTTCGATTAGTTGATCTATCTTTGAATCAGGTATAGAAATGAACATATCGTCTCCAATACCTTCAGTTAACCATACATAGTCAACGTTGAACTCTCGACATATAGAATTGATAGTTTGACTTGATGGGTTGGTAGTTCCTTTTTCAATGTTATTGATTGAACCTTTTGAGATACCTATTTGTTTACCAAATTTTTCCATACTCAAATTTAAATGTTTACGTATTTTATATATTCTCGACCCTATATGTTCTTCCACAATTTTCACCTCTTAACTGCTTACACTGTGATTATACATTAAAAAGTATGTCGAGTATACAAAAAAACAAATTATTTGAATAATTTAAAGTTGACATAGTATGCAACACATACTTATAATGTATGTGTTGCATACAAAAAGTATTTTAAAAGGAGGGATGTAATGACTGATGAGGAAAATGTCACTAAAGACGCTTTGGATACACTGGGAAAGATGGGATACGACATCAATGAGTATGATCGAGGATATATCGCGTGTATTTTGACTCAGAGCAAAAGAAAAGGCTCAGAAACGGACTCAGATAAACATCCCGAGTCCGATAGTTCTTTGAAAACTGAATAGTGGAAATTTTCGCCATAATCCGTTTGACATAACTACGTACATATGTCATTATATATGTGCGACAAATCAACGTACAAAAGTATGTTGTTCATTGGGAAAGGAGCGGTATGAATGAAGTCGCAAAGTCTAAGATGGGAAGACCTGTAATAGGAGAACCAAAAAATGTTAGAACAGAGATTCGGTTTGATAAATCAACTTTAAATAAACTTGATGAACTCTGTAAAAAAGAAAAAATGAGCCGTTCTGAATATGTCAGAATGCTCATTAACAAAGTAAAATAAAAATAGGGAACGTGATTTAGTTTGGCGACCGAACACGAACCCTAGAAAATCGGATGTTGATGTGTTTCATTGTTTGCGACAAATTCACATCATCATCAAGGCACAAGGCCACTAGTAGTATATCATGTTTTATACGTACAAAACAAATGTAAATTTAGGCCTTGTGTAAAATTCCACTATTTAGGTTTACACAGGGCTTTTTATATTTTATGGAGAATGTTATGGAAAAAGGAAATGTAATTACCTCCGCTTATTATGCAGATAATAAGATTTACGAGGTAGGAATTGATTTATCACTAACTCCTTACGATTTATTTGAAATTTCAAAGAGAGAAGATTATCAATCTCTAAAGACCTTCCTTCATAATTACGGAATATTAAATAAACGTAATTTGACGTCCTTGGATTCATTTGAAAAGGAAGTGCAGAAGAATATTGAGCTTTACCGCCTTCAACTTTAATGAGGGTCGGTTCTAAGAGAACAGGATATTCTTTATCGTTATCGACAATGGAAATGTTTCTTATTTCTATATCACAGTTTGAATCGTTTATAAGGTGAATATAGAGCAAAGTAGTCTTATTTTGTAACTCATAATCAATTACTTTTGAGTTAAAACGTATGATTCTAAAACTAGGAATAATTTTATTGGCGATATCGAGTAGTGATTTAAAAGTATTTAGTAATTTCATGTGTTATACCTCCGTATCAATTATACACATGAACATAACGGAAAGGAGAGCAAAAAGAAATGAAAGCGTACGTAACTGTGAAGGATGTACTTCTGGTTTTACCTGTAAAGGATACACAAGCCAGGAAGATTTTACATAATCTACGCAGACAAAAAGATAAAAAGGGTGAAATATTTGAAGGATCATATCGAGACACTATGCTTGGAAAGATTCTTGCAGTTCCTACTCCGTTATTTGTTGAGTATTTTCCTGAGACTAAAAGTGCACTTAATGACATTTGGAAGGAACAAATAAAAAGCACTCTTGGACAAGAGTGCTAGGGCAGCAGCCCTGTATAAATTAGCCACATCATTATTATATCACAGTTTCTAAAAGGAGAAATAAAAAATGAATATTATGAAAGCCACTAAGTTGGCAAAGAAAAGAAAAATGGGAATGGTACGCAAGAATTCATTCCTCACAACTGTAAATGGCTATTTAGTGCCGTTTGATAATGCTATTTATGGCTATGGAGCTTATATTCCTTTTAAAGGATGTATTGTTCGTATGGCAGGTATTACAACAAATGATATTTTGGCTAAGGATTGGATTTTGGTGAAAAGAATAGATCATCAAGATAGAGCATATTCGATTCATGAAAGGGTAAGGCAAAAAGAAAAGCACTCTAAAGAGTGCTAATGCCTTGGGTTATTTCAACACTGTGAAAGTGTAATAATCAGTAGCGTCAAAATGACCGTTTGATTTGATATATCCACGGTCTGCTAGTTCATCAAGAGCATCTTCGAGTTGATATTCTGTATAGCCTGGGAACGCTTTGGAAACATTTTCTATGCTACATGTATCATACTCACCATATTTGTTTGCTAGGACAAATTTGTGGATTTGAATTGCTAAATCAGACATTTCTTTTCACCTCCAATCACTATTATATAAGGAGATATAAAATGACAAAAGAAAAAGAAGAAAAAGAAAATTGGGTAATTCCTGATTTCGATAACTATGAGATTAATAAGTTAGATGACAAGTATCTCATTAATTTGAAACCTAAGTCAAAGAATTATGTAGTTGCATGTACATTCATTAATATTGCTTTACTTGCATTGAATGTATGCGTATTTTTATCTACTAAGGTGTTGGCTACAACAATCATCCAGGTAGTTAAGTAATATGACTAAGGATGAGTTACAAACAAAAATTGACGGGTTTATTGAAGAAGAAACAGCGGATGAGAAAAGTAAGAATACCATTCGTAAATACAAGCATGTTGCTACTTTGTTTGTTAACTCATTGCCTGATTGTAAAATCACAAAATCAGATATAGTTGGTGTTAAAGATAAACTGCTGCACGATTATAAAATCAGTACAGTAAACAACTATATTGTGATCATTAATAAATTTATTAAATATGCAGAGATCATAGATTCAGATGATGATTTTAATTTTCTTAAGCTAAAGAAATATTATTCAAAGAATTTATTGAAGAACGTAAGAGTCCAGAAAGATGATTCTTTGGATGATATTCTAGAGCCTAATGAATTTCAAAGACTATTGAAAAAAGCTCGTGAAATCAATCGTATGGACTTATACGAGATCATGAAGGTGTTTGGGTATACGGGAATTCGTTTGAGTGAACTACAGTTCTTTACCGTAGAAGCAGTAACGGATGACAATGTGTATGTTATGAACAAAGGAAAAGGAAGAGGAATCATTCTACGTTCAGACTTGCGCAGAGAGCTCCTTAAATACTGCAAGGACAACAGAATTGAAGAAGGGTGTATATTTACATCTTCTGATAAGGAAAGTCCTGTAAACGCTCGTGTGTTGTCTAGAGACTTAAAGATGATTGCTGGTAAATGCAGAGGAATTAAGCTTGGTAAAGTACATCCTCATGCATTTAGGCATTTGTTTGCAATTCAGTATTTGATGCAGAATGGTGAAAATGCGATTGCAGAACTTGCGGATATTCTTGGACATTCTAGTTTAGAAACTACAAGAATCTATGTTCGTACAACAAGGAAAATGAAAAAGCAAAATCTTGAATCATTGAGTTATGCGAAAAGAAAGTAGGGAATGGAATGGATGTTAAATTTGCAGTGGATGTTGGATGGATGGTAACAATCATGATTGCTTTTATTTTAGAATTTATTGAAACTAAATTCTATGACTATAAAGACGATATTAAAAGACATGCAATTCAGTATTTTAAATTTTGGTTCTATGGACATGCATGTGCATTTGGACTATGTCATGCGTTTCTTTCAATTTGATCTAGAAAGAGACTGAAAGAGTCAGATATATCAGCCAACATGTTAGTGAATTCCAATTCAGATTTAATATTAGATTTTTTTTGATCTAACAAATACGTATTAACTTCATCCATTTTATCATGTAGTTCTTTGTCAGGGATTAGCATTCGAGATTTTAAATAGGCAGCACGATATTCTTTTAATAAATTGTTCCCATCTGATTTATTGTATCTAGCGGCTTTGTCTAAATAATCAGAGAAAACACTTAATAATTGATTGTAATGCTCTTGAGTTATTGGTGCACGAGCTTGGATTATAGAAACAAGTTCCTTATTAGCAGCTATAATCTTCTCTACTTTAATCGACTTATGAAGACCTACACAAGATGGAATTATCGCGACTATATAAGGCCACGATTTAAAAGCAAAATTTAAAAAATCATTATCAAATTTCATATAAATATACCTCTTTTCGAGGTAATTATACAAGACGGGAGAAACAAATGAAAGAAGCTACTAATGTTAATACAGGTGATGTTATTCAGGTTCAAGATGCATCATATGAGGTTCTACAAGTAGTTCCTGATGCAGTTTATATGTTTGAAGAATATGGAATAACAGCTGCTCTTGTACAAAGAAAAAATGTTTCTTGTATGGGCGCAGCATATCGTTTTTATCAGGTAGATGGAAGGCTTTATGAGCTTGTGATTCTACCTAAAAGTAATACAAGGAATAGAAAGAGAATAAAGGAAATATCTTTATTCTGAGGATAGAAAATGAAACACAGTTTTGAAATAGCAATAGCCGACAAATACGGCATTGAAGTTGCTGTTGTATTTGATATGTTTTGTTTTTGGATCAACAAAAATGAAGCAAATGAGAACAACTATCATGATGGAAAATATTGGACGTTTAATTCTGCAAAAGGATTTAAAAAATTATTTCCATACTGGAGTGAAAAAAAGATACAAAGAATACTTCAAAAAATGGTTGATGAAGATTTGATTATCAAAGGAAATTACAATGAAAATCCTTGGAATCAAACAAGCTGGTATGCATTTGGAAATATGGGTGAAAAGTTAAAAAATGCTTTATCTATCGATTGGTCAAATTTGTCCAATGCATTTACCGAATCTGTCCAATGTACAAAAGACAAATCTGTCCAATGTACAAAAGACAAATCTGTCCAATGTAAGACAGTTAATAAAACATTTATATACACAGTTAATAATAAAAGAAATATAAAAGAAAGTTCCGACGACACTGATTTATCAGCATCAGAAACAATCCCTTATGTTGAAATTATTGACTACTTGAATTCTAAATGTTCAAAGAATTACAAACACAGTAATCGTATTGCTAGAGATAAGATTCATGCTAGATGGAATGAAGGATTCAGGTTAGAAGACTTTAAGCTTGTGATTGATGTTAAAGCTTCTGAATGGGTAAACGATACAGAGATGAACAAGTATCTAAGGCCTGACACGTTGTTTGGATCTAAGTTTGAAATTTATCTGAACAGTGTAGCACCTAAACAAAAAACAAATAATTTTGTAATCACGAAAGGAATGAAGATGTAATGCAGTCAGTTAGTGAAATAATCCAAAAACAAAATGAAGAAAATAAGAAATATCTTAAAAGCAAACATTGTCAAAGTGATTGTGATAAATGCATGGCAGCAGGCGCTTGTGGTATTTGGGAAAAGCCAGCTTATTATGACGGGAAATACTTGGTGGCTCCAACAAAGGTGTTCTGTTCAAAAAGAAATGATTGTGAGAAACTATCAAGCTATCGCAGTGAATGGATTGAGAAGAACAAAAAGAACAGTGGTTTAAAAGATTTGTTGAACAAACGAATCAATGATTTCGTTGCATCTGATCCTTGGCAAGAAGCAATCAAAAAAATGGCAGTGAATTACATCCAGGATTGTAAAAACAATTTTGCAGAACACATGCCTTGCAATTGGTTGATGTTTTTAGGGCAGAGTGGATGTGGGAAAACACATTTATGTTCAGGAATCAGTAATTGGTTGTTAGAACAAAATAAACGTGTTCTGTACGTCAGATACATTGAGTTGAGCAATTCTATTAGCAACTTTGATTATTCGCTTCTAGAACGTGCTAAACACGCTCAAATATTGTATCTAGATGATTTGTTCAAATCTAGTGCCAATCGGTTGGATGATAAAGCAATCTTTGATTTGATTGATTATCGCTATAACAACAACATGCAGACAATCATATCTTGCGAAAGAACAAGCCAGGAAATGATTGATATAAATGAAGCGGTAGTTGGACGAATTGTTGAAAAGTGCAATGGTTTCTTCTTTGAAATTGAGAAAGAGCCTGGAAAGAATTACAGGTTGAACTGATGGCACGAAAAATATATGGAATATACAAGGATGATCTTCCTGCTTGTATTGGAACAGAAGATGAATGTGCATCGTTTTTAGAAACAACAATCAATACATTTAGATCCATGTGTTCCAAACAGAAAAAAGGAAAAATAAAGCGTTCAAGGAATGGATTTATAATCGTAAAAATATGTGAAGAATTGGAATTGGAGGAAATAGAATGATTGAACTGAAAGTTATTGAAAAATTCATGGAAGAAAATGGTTTAGAACCATACGATGCATTTGATGTGGATGGTGAGTTTAAACAATGCAACCCACTGTATTTTAATGAAGATTTAGAGGTACGATCAATGGAACTTGATTCTAGAAATCTTGATTTCTTTGGTGGAAAAGCTTGTTTATATAGATTATTAACCGGTAAAGATCATGTAAAACATAGAAGAACAGAAGATAACAATTCTGAAGTTGTTGCTGAAGAGAAAAATATGAAATTAATATGGGAAAAAAATAGATTTGACGGGCAAAAAATAACACGACTTGTATTGACTGATGCCTACAATGAAAACAGAGCAATCGCAACAATTGAAGAACACCAACTTAACGAGAGTGAGCCAAAATTGTTTTATGTATATTTCACATTGTATTTTGGAGAAACAATAAGCATTTTTCATCCGTTTAAAAGTTTTGAAGTAGCAAAGAGAGCAACTTTGCAATTCATTAAAGAAGAAGCTGTAGAAAGAATGAAAGAATTAACATATATCATAAATTTCATAGATGAATAAAAGGAGAAAAAATGACAAGTAAAGATATTAAATTAATCAAAGAAATGCTTCAAATGCAAGCTAAACTAGATGAAGCAATTATGAAAGAATACGGATTAACTGAAATTGACAAAAAAAATCTTGGCTTCGCAATTCTAGATGAAGTTGGAGAACTTACGCACGAATTAAAAGGTGATTGGTGTTGGTGGAAGAAATCTCAAGCACCTGTTGATGAAGAAAAAGTTCTAGGAGAATTAGTTGATATTTGGCATTTCGTTTTAAGTTATCAAAATCATTTCGATAGTGGTGAAGAGGAGTTGAGAGCAGAAGAACAAATGATTTACAATGCTATAACATATTTTTGTGAAATTAAAGTTTTTAAAACTGGAATTATTTATTTACTTGCAGATTTAACGAGCATTAACTCAAATAAGCTTGAAAGACTAATCGCAATCACTGAATACTTAGGTTTCACGATTGAAGATGTGCACAAAGCATATTGTGACAAAAACAAAGTGAATTATCAAAGATTGAAAGAGGGGTACTAGGATGTGGATTAGAAGTCAGAATAGAACGCAATTACAAGATGTTAATCGTTTTGTAATTGAGCAATTTGAAACAGGAATATACATTGTAGGGAATGGTTGCGAGGATACTATAAGTTGGTTAAATGATTGGTATGAAGGTCAACAAAATGTTGAGTATTTGGCTATTAGTAAATTAGGAGAAGGATATGACTGCTGAAGAAATGTTTAGAAGGTTAGGATTCACAAAAAAAATAACACCAAACACTCTTATAACGTATGGATGCGTAAATACTACTGCATCACGAGATATTGCGTTTGATAAAGTATCTAGACGTATTGCAGTTAAAGATGTACTAGGAAATAAATTAACAACAGAAGCCATATCGGTAAATGAATTAATGGCGATCATCCAACAATGCATAGAATTTGGTTGGCTTGAAGAAGAAACTTGCACTAACAAATTAGAATATGATTCAAGGGATGTATTTAAATGTTCTAATTGTGGATTCATATCAGTACACCAAACAGGAGTTAAAAGCGACGAAGATAATAGAGTAGAATTCTTTTATAGTTACAAACCCAAATACTGTCCAAATTGCGGAAGTAAGATTATAGATTGAAAAGGAGATTAACTAATGAGTGGTGGAAGTTACAGCTATGTGTATTGCAGAGTTGAAGAAGAATGTGTTAATAGAATGTACGATTCTCAATTAAATGAAATGATGAAAGATTTAGTTAAAGTGCTGCATGATTTAGAGTGGTGGCAGTCGTGTGACTGTGATGAAAAACGTTATCGTGAAGCAGTTACTAAGTTCAAAAAGAAATGGTTTAAACAAACTAAGATTGATGTACAGAAACAAATCGAATCAGAGTTTGAAAAAACAAAGGATGAGTTAATGAAAGAGTTTAAATATTTAAATGATGATGAATAGAATTAAAAAAGCAATTATTAAGAATCTGGATCCTATTATTACTTGTACAGTACTTTATGTTGTATATGCAGTTATTGTATATGCAACATTATATGGATTGAACGCACCATCAGGTAATCCGTTGGAGAGTGGTTTCTAATATGTAGTTTACAATAGGATTGATGTTAGGTGCTATATGCGGATTGATTGTATGTAGTTGTGCAATGGTATCACAGATTACAAGTTTAGAAAATATGATTGCAGCACAAAGGCTGGAAATTATGGATTTAAAAAATAAGGTGAATAAAGAATATTTGTATGATGATTTTGATGAAACAAAATAATTAAGCGATTGGAAAGGTTAGAATATAAAGATGTTAAAGAAATACAGAATTAAATATATCAAAGACAATAATATTTGTGTGATGGAAGTCCAGGAGGAATCGAAAAGCATGGCAATGTATAAATTCTATATGAAATTTCCATCATGCAGCATTGAGGAAATTGAAGAAATTAAATAGGAGAGAAAATGAGTAAAACGGATTATGAAGAATATGTAGATGTTCAAGTGGATGCATTAATTAAAAAGCTTGAAATGTTCAAAATCTATGAAAGAAAGTTTAAATCGTTGGATGGAATTTTAAAGGATTTGGAGGTTCGAAAAAAAGAATTTTCAGATCCAAAATCTCCATCATTTGAACAAAGGTTGGATTCAAAAAAGAACAAGGATATTACAAATGATGTTCTTGTAAAGTTTATTTCAAAAGAAAAAGTGCTTGAAGATGATAAGAATCTTATCTTAGGAAAGATGAGAGAAATTGAAACAATTATTGATCTTATTCCAGATGATGATATTCGTTTATATATGAAACGTCATTATGTCAACGGAGAGTCGTTTGAGAAGCTTTCAGGAGAAAAGTTTTGTAGCAGAATGAAAATGTATTACGCAATGAAGAAAGAGCTTAAAAAGCTCGTTATGGGAGATTTGAACAAATGAAAAAAATATTAAGCGCAATTTTAGGAATGACAATGTGTCTAGGTTTGGTAGGATGCCAAGAATCAGATACAGCTAATCATAATTTAAGAGTGGATGCAAACAACTTTAAAATATCGAGAAAGGTTGTGGCATTAAATACTAGAACAAATGAACCGTTGTTTTCTGTTGAAGGAAAAATATCTATTGAAACAGATAGTGATGGCGATTTGAATGTAACGATTAAAACTGGAAAAGATAAATATAAATTGTTTTATGCACATTTATCAAAAGATGTAACATATACAAGTATTCAGACCGATTCGGTAAAAGAAAATCCGTATGGATATAAAATAACATTCTTTCCTGCTAAAGAAACGATTGAACATGGCTTGATTAACGTAGAAGATACAAATAAATAAACACATTACAGCATGACTCAAAAATTCATAAAGTTTTTATTTTAGAAAAGTGTTACAAAGTAGCCTATTTACTAGGCTTTTAAAAGGTTTGCGGTTGGTCTGATAATATATAGTTATCGGACATAGAAAAGGGGAAGAAAATGAATAAAATATATAAATTATTGATGGTTGGAATGATTGGCATTTCATTATTTGGATGTGCATCTGTGGATCGTTGGGGTACTGATGTAAAATCTGATTCGAATGGTGGATTGGATAGAATAATCAATGTGTATACAGCAGATGGAAAAGTTTTAGCAAGCTATGAAGGTAGAATTGATATTAAATCATTGACAAGTGGAGCTGTAAAATTTGATTATGATGGAAAAAGATATATTTATTATAATTGTTATGTAGAAACGATTGCAGATAAATAGGAGTGATAATGTGGAAGATTTCATAAAAGATGTTTTACTAGCGTTTGTTGCAGCTGGTGGATGTGGATATTTAAATTATTACGTTTTAACATGCACAAATGTGATTGAAGAACAAGACCGAGCAGATAAAGAAAGATTGTATTTGATGATCTTATCCTTGTTTAATATTCTTGTTTGCTTCTTCTTTAGTGATTATTTGAAATGGAATATTTATAAAAGTGTTTTGATTACATTTTTATTAACATTAATAAGTTCGTTTACTGTACATGCTCATGTTATTAAGCTTTTTAGAACATTAGTTAATTTGATTAGAAAAGGCAAAGGATTGTCTGAAATGACTTTTGGAACTATTCAGGAAGATGTTTTTGAAAGTGATAACATGACAATTGGATATTTCTATACTAGAGAAGGAAGTTTTATTGCGTGTGGATATATTGAAATGCATTCAGAAAGAACTGGTGAATTTACTATAGTACCAAGAAAAAGTGTATCTGAGAAAAGTTTTTCGGAAGCTTGTGCATTGCCAGGAGCAAAAGTTTTTATTAATGATGAAATGAAAATAGTCACCATCGAACAACGATAGTGACTATGGAGGTTATTTTCCGCCTTCTGATGGTATTTCTTTCTTGACTGTGCCTTTAGTTCTAGATTGAACACCATCATTACTTTTTTCATTTTCTGTCATTTTGTTATCCTCCACGATAATTATACAGAAATAAGTTTATTAGAAAAGTTTAAGGAGTAAAGAAAATGAAATACAAATTACCAAAGTTTTTAACAGAAGTGAAAAAGTTTTTTCTGATTCATAATACAGAAAGTTTATTTGTACAATATAAAAATCATATTGTATGTGTTTATATAGCAGATGAAAAGTTTTATAGGTGTAATTATGATAAGAATGGTATACTCGTTATTAAGCATTATATTTGTGAACCGCAATTCAAAAGTTTATATAGAAAGTTTTTAGACAATGAAATTGATTGCTTAAACTATGAAGACGTAATGAATGGTTGCAATAAGATTTATCTAAGATCAGATGAAGATTATAAAAAGTTTATGAGAATATTAGTTGATATGTAGAAAGTTTTTTTAGGAGTGATGAAATGGATGAAAATAAGTTTCCTTACAAAGAAGTTTTTGTGAGATATGATAATGTACAAATTGGTGTTATGTGTTCTAAGATGGTCGAAAAAGTTTTTGAATACAATGCGCATGATGATGAAGATGTGCCTGTGAATTATGTTTATTATGTGAAGAAAGAAAAGTTTTCTCAGTTGCTGGAAAAGTTTTTTGACGGTTCGATTCTATGCAAGCATGAAAAAGAATCTCAAAAGTTTTTTCCAACGTCTCAAGAACAACTTGAAAAAGTTTTTTTGATCTTGGATAAGTAAGATTTTGGGGTGTTTGAATGCTTGAAGATATGTTTTTATTTACTGATATTTATATAAGATATAAAGATATAACAATATTTGTTGTATGTTCGGATGATGCAGAAATTATTTCTTTAGAAACAGATGGTTATAAAGAATCATGGTATTTCGAAGCCAATAAAGAAAAGTTTGATAGTTTGGTTGTAAAGTTATTGAATAAAGAAATTGGAAATGATCTCAAAAAGGATTCAAAATATTTTTATATTAATTCAAGATTAAACTTAATGAAAGTGTTTAGTATTCTAGACCCTAGACAAATGAGGAACTTCTTAAATTGAAAAAGTGAAAAACACGGTTTATAATATAGATGGTTAATTAATTAGGTTTGTTATTTGTGATATAGCACTAGTAACAAGCCTTTTTTATATTCAAACAAAAGAAACAAGAAAAACTTTTTGCAGTTGATTCAATTGGATATAAAAAAAGGACTTTTGCAAGTCCTTTTTAAAACGGAAACTCTTCCAGCATTTTGTTGATCTTTTGTTGTTCTGTAAGTGCTGCTTTCTTCTTCTTTTTTGGTGCAGCTTTTTCAATGCTCATTTTTTCGATTTTACCATCATGGTAAACATAACTTTCTTGCAATTTGTTTCTATTAAATACATCTATAGTTTTTGAATTAGTATTATAAGTTGCCAGCAAGCTTTTTGAACCTGGTTTACAGATCTGAAAAAGATCCTTATTTAATATATCTATATAACATTTATAAATTTTGAAGAAATAACAGATATCTTTTATTTCTTGGATATCAGGCGCGAAAAGTTCTTTTTTCGCTTCTGCATTGAAGTATATTTGAATATCATAATTGAAAAGCTTGTCAAGATCATGAGCGACAAAAAGCCTTAAGTCATTTGTTTGAGCAGCTGCATACATACATTTATTATGATCAAATTTAAAACCATGATCTTTTAAAATTTTTTCAGTTGAAGCGTTGGGAGTTCCTAACGCTTCAACATAAATGTGGGGTTGTTTTCTTTCATTTGTGATGTAGTAATTAAAGTGAGTTCGCTCACGCTTCCATATTGTCGTTTTTAAGCCCTCCTAAAATATCCAAAGTATATAAAGTATTTACAAGTAGCCAAAGTTCGCGCGGTTCAAGCATCCAAACAATAGTATCTAAACCATAATTAAGATCATATAAACCGTTTAAATGTTTGGTTATTGTATAAGGCTTGCAGCTAGATCCATTTAGTCGATCTAGTTTTTTTTCTGTAAATTCAATATATTCATTATTATTCATTTTTAAAACCTCCATTCATTATCTTCAAAAATATTTATAACAAGCGTATAAAGTTCGTTGCTCACTTGTTTAGAATCGTTTAAAAGTTGATCATAATAAATATTTATGACTTTCTCATTTTCTATATAAGCAAGATCAAAAATAAAAGATTCAATATGATCAACTAAACATTCATAAAGAAAATCATAAATAATGTAATTACCTGAAATAAGATCATTCATATATGATCTTATTCTTGCGTATTTATGCAATAATTTAATTTCTAAAAGTTCCATTGTTTAACCTCCTGCAATTAATAAATAAGTGGTAGTATTATGTTTGATAGGCCTAAAAATAAGCCTATCAACAACATGTCAAAACACATATAGAAGTAGAATTTTAATAATGCAAGTATGAGCACCTGGACGGCGCTCATCTTGTCAAGATCTTTGCGTGTTAACATGTTAGTACCCTTCTTTTAAGTAAGCTAAATATTGTTTTCTAGTTTCTTCTAACCAGTCCATATCCCAGTCACTTTTCTCATCAGTAAGCCAAGTTTTGAACTCATCATCTTTTCTAGCTTCTTCTAATAGTCTATAATCCGAAAAACTTTCTAAATTCTCATAATCATTAATAATGAAATAATCGTCACAATAATGGAAGTCACCAGCCAATGTCATTCTTACAATTTCATTAGGCTCATAGCTTGATAAACATGAATCAAGATTATCATTATCTAATTCATAATAATATTCATTATATCGTTCACTTCTAAATTCAAACCATAATGGAAGAAGCTCATCATCATACATATTTTCAAGAATTTCATCGCCAAGCGCTTCCATGATTGCGCCGTCTGTAGAATGCGCAAAATCGTCGTATTGTGTAGCCATATAAGCCACGTGTTTAGTTGAAGTTTCACAAATAGATAACATATCTTTAACCTCCTTACTTTTCAATCATTTTTTTTAAAAGATATGCATTGAATGCTAACGATAGTAATAACGCTATTTTTAGTAGTTCCATATTTTAAAACGTGGTATAATATAAGTACCTAAGTGACTAAAATAAGTCACTTAGATATTTAGCAAGAAGCTTGAGGGCTTCACCGATTAAGAGCGTGTATATAATTTCGAACGTTTTGGATAGGCGCGAAATCATGCGCTCTTTTTTTTCGCGCTTTTTTCTATCGCGACGTTTCATCGGTTTGCTACGTTTATACTTTGCCACGTTTGCACCTCCTTTCGTGTGGCTTGTCTCTTAAGACATTTACAATATACACTTTAAAATTAATATTGTCAATAACAAAATTAATTTTAAAGTGAAAATAACACATTTTGCAATTTAAAATATTAATGTTATAATTAATACGGAGGTAAAAAGGATGGACACAACAAAAAAAATAAAAGCGATTCTTGCATACAATAATACAAATGCAAGACAACTTGCGGAGGCTATGGGCACAAGTCCACAAAGTCTAGCCGGTAAGATGAAAAGAAACACATGGAACGTTTCGGACCTTGAAAAGGTTGCGGAGTTTACTGAAACAAAATTAGTTATTCAATTTGTAAATAAAGACGGCACGAAAATATAAACCCGTCTTTTTTTATGCTCATTTTTTCAAAAAGCTTTTTGTTTTTGAAACGTGCACGCAAGCGCCTATTTAAAAGGCTTTTAAGCGTGTTCGGTTCTAGTCTTATAACATATAGTTAACAGACTAGTAATATATACATGTATGGACGTGGTGAGCGTCCTTTTTTGTGCGTGATTTGCTTCAGCTCCAGGAAGATAATAGACGTGTTGGAGTGTATGGAGTTGGCGCATATAATCCAATGTATCAGTGATACAAGACTTATTGCATATATAAGAACGTGCGCGCGTGTTCTATTAATGTAGTCATGGCTATGTCATGAAACAACGCTTTCAACAATGCATGTTGAAACATCTTTCAACACAACAATAAATATATGAATGTCATATGATTGAAGCTGTGAACGGTGCGGTGTGGTGGTAGCTGCATACGTTTGATTTTTAACCCTGAAAGCGCCCAGGGCTGGGATCAGATCAGCAGATACCCCCCTATCTTTCAAAAGTTTTTTGCGTTTTGGGGAACGGCGTGGGGAGTTCAAAAAAACTGGGTCATGGGTGTGTGACAGGGGGTAAAATCTGAATTTCTTCATTTTGTACAGTGTACAAAGAAAAACCGTGATATTCTGTAGTCGTGAAGATTGGAAAACATCTTCTAGAACAAACAAGGTAGTTCTTGGATTGTTTCATTTTAGTGCCCGTTGAAAAAGACCTGTGGAAACATGGGTCTTTTTCATATCACTGCATTCAAAGTATTTACTGTTAGTTTTTGTCGTCCTTTAAATTTGTTAACTGTAGTTATGGTCAAAACTTTGAATGTAGCGATATGAAAAAATATTATGGTTCAGAAGCAACAAAAAAAGGTGCTAGAAATTATGCTAGAAAATTTTACTCAAGCAAGGCTTGGGAAAAGAAAAGCAAAGCGTATAGAAAGGCACATCCACTTTGTGAAAGATGTTTGAAAAAAGGTATCTATACCAGGTCGACATGCGTGCACCATAAAGTGCACATTGACCAGGACAACTATAGAGATGTACACATTCTATTTGGCGATTCTAATTTGGAAGCGTTGTGTGACTTATGTCATGCTGAAGAACATTCCAAACGTAAACCATCTTTTGAGTTTGATGAAAACGGAATGCTTATAGGATGTGGAAGGGAGGATGATGAATGCAAAAAGGAGCATGGAAAAAAAGAATCAATTCACAACTAGAGAATTTAGGTACATTTTCTCCTGAATATTCGGTTGCGGTTGATTCACTTGCAGATGCATTGGCCCAATATGATTCAACAATGAAGCAATGGAGAGATTCAAGTAAAGCAAATGGCTATAAATCACTACAGATGGTTGTTGAATATACGAACAAGGGCGGTGCAACGAATTTATCACGCTCACCATACTACATTATTACCGTTCAATTACGTGATCAGATCATGAAGTACTGCAAAGAACTTGGCTTGTCACCTACTTCACTTTCAAAAACAACAGAAGTATCCGGAAAAAAAGGTGATGAATTGGATGAGTTCATGAGCAGATTTAAATGAAATATCTAGACATTTATAAAGAGCGGATTAAATCGGGTGAAGATGTAGTCGGTAAGTGGATAAAGCTTAATCTTCAATATGTTGAAAGAGGTTTAGCAAATGGAGATTTCTTCTATGATGAGAAAAAAGCGGAAATGCATATAGCTTTTATTGAAACGTTTTGTCATCACGTAGAAGGAAAAACAACAAAAGTGAAGCTTGAGCCTTGGCAAAAATACTATATTGCGTGCATATTCGGGCTTGTTGATAAGAATGGAAAAAGGCAGTTTCGTGAAATACCTACGGTCATGGGCCGAAAACAAGGAAAATCATTTCTTTGTGCAGGTATTGAACTTGATGTTGGATTTACATCTGATGAAGCAGGCATGCAGATATACAATATAGCGCCAAAGTTAAAACAAGCGCAGATCATTTACAATGTTCTGTATCAAATGATGGAACACTCTAAAGCGTTGAGTCAAAGAGTGAAAAAACGTAGAACAGATATCTACATGAAACAGAACAATTGTCGATGGGAGCCAATTGCCTTTGCATCTAAGAAGTCAGATGGATTCAACCCATATTTGACAATTTTTGATGAGTTTGCAGCCTGGGAAGGTGAAGCGGGTATGAAAATGTACAACGTTATGTTGTCGGCAGGTGGTGCAAGACCTGATCCACTTTATATTCCTGTAAGTACGGCAAACTATATTGATGAAGGATTATATGATGAATTATTTGTTCGTGGAACATCTGTTTTACTAGGTACGTCTGATGAAAAACAAATGTTGCCTTTCTTTTATATGATTGATGATATTCAAAAATGGGATGATCCTATTGAATTAAGAAAAGCAATGCCAAACCTTGGAATATCGGTTTCTTATGAATATTTGCAGAATGAAATTTTAAAAGCACATAGCTCACCGACATATAAGGCGGAGTTTATAACAAAATATGCGAATATCAAACAGAATTCAACAGAAGCATTGTTTAGTGCGGAAGATATTAACAAAGTTAAAGGTGAAGAACTTAGATTTGAAGATTTTGCACATACATATGCAGTTGGTGGAATTGACTTGTCACAAACAACCGATTTAACAGCCGCATCTGTAGTTATACGAATTCAAGAGCAGGACTACATATTTACTCATTTTTGGCTTCCAACATTAAAAATCAAGGAGCTAGAAGAAAGAGACAAGATACCATATACAAGATTTATTCAATTGGGATATTTAAGTCCAAGTGGGGAAAACTTTGTACGGTATGAAGATGTTACGGAATGGTTTGAAATGCTACGTAAGAAATACAAGATTTATTGCGTTGTCGTCGGATATGACCGCTATTCCGCACAGTATCTTGTGGATGATATGAAGAAATATGGATACAAGATGGATGATGTCATTCAGGGAACTAACCTTACACCGGTTATTAATGAATTTACGGGATATGTAAGAGATGGATTTGTTCATACAGGAACAAATGGATTATTACAAGCACATATGTCTAGTGTGGCATTAAAGAAAGTTGCGGAGGACAATCGTGTCCGCATGATTAAAACTGATCCAAGAAAACATATTGATGGGTATGCATCCGTTATTGATGCATATACAGTAAGACAAAAATGGTGGGATACATTTAAATACCGCCTTGAAAACAAGAAAAGGAAGGTGAATTAGTGGCTAAAAGCAGAAGAAAAAGATTTGGTTTGCTAGGAAGTCTATTAGGACTAAATAAGCCAGCACCTAAACAAAATCAATTACACTCAATGTTTGCAAGCTTAGGTGGATATTCACCAGTGTATTCATCCTATGATGGTGGAATATATGAGATTGGACTATGCAGAGCATGTATCAATCGAATTGCCACGTCATGTGGGAAGGCTTCACCTGAACTGACAAACAAAGACTACAAAGCTAAGATATATAACTATTTGGTTAAAAAAAAGCCGAATCCCTATATGACAGCTAGTCAATTTTACAAAAGATTGGCAACTATCTATTTTACAGAAAACAATGCTTTCATTATTCCAATTGAAGATGAATATGGAATGGTAAAGGGATTATGGCCCGCAGTACCAAGTCAGTGTCAGTTAAAAGAAATCAATGGTGTAGTTTATATTTATTTTAATTTCATCTATGGCGAAACAAAATTGATTGAATATAGCAAAGTAGGACATCTAAGGCAGATGCAGTATAAAAATGATTACTTTGGTGAAATTAATGATGCATTTGATACAACAGCTAAATTGATGCTTGCTCAGGAAGAAGGAGCAATCAATGCGATCAAGTCTAGTTCTATTGTTCGATTCTTAGCTAAAATTTCAACACCAATTGACGATGATGAGGATTATAAAGAACAACAAAACATGATCTTAAGAAATAACCTGAACAAAAATGAAACAGGTGTATTCCTTGTCGACAATCGATTTGATGAAGTAAAACCGATTGAAAGTAAACCACTATTAGTGGATGCCAAGCAGAAGCAAGCAATTGAAAATAGTGTATATAGCTATTTTGGAATTAGTGAAGCTATTTTACAAAATAAATATAAACCTGATGAATGGAATGCATTTTATGAATCAATTATCGAACCATTCTTTATTGAAGTTGGAGAAGTGTTAAGTGGAATGTTATATTCCGTAAATCAGATTATGAATGGTAGTGAAATCATTCTTACAAGTGATCGTTTACAGTATGATTCGACACAAACAAAATTAAATGTTGCGACTCAAATGTTCGATAGAGGAATGATTGATACGAATGGGGCATTAAATATCATGAACAAAGCGCCTTTACCAGATGATGAAGGTAAGAAACGTTTTATTCGAGGTGAATATATCCAGGTAACTAAATCAAATCAAGGAGGAATTAGTTACAATGGGGAAACCGAACCACAGCAAAATCCAAATGCGCTCGATCCCGTTCCAAATGAACCCGGTGACGGAAAATAAACGGATTGATACTCAGTACTATGTTGAAGGATATGCTACAACATTTGAACCTTATGTTCTTTATCGAGATTACGAAGGTAATGATGTATATGAGTTGATTGAGCGTTCAAGTTTGGACAACGCTGATATGAGTGATATCATCTTCCAATTTGATCATGGAGGAATGGTATATGCACGTACAAGCAATGGTTCACTTATTGTTGAAGTAGATGAACACGGATTGTTTGTTGCAGCAGATTTAGGAAGAACAGAAGCTGCAAAACGCTTGTACGACAGTATTCAGGCAGGAATGGTTACTCAGATGTCATGGAGGTACATGGTGGACGAGGAATCATATGATAGATCTAAAAAGATGTGGACAACACGTAAAGTATCAAAAATTTATGATGTTTCGGCAGTGTCGATTCCTGCAAATGATCAAACATCTATTGAAGCAAGGGCAAAGTCTTTAATGGATGAAGAACGGACTAAAAAAGAAAATGAAAAGAAACGAGAAAGACTGAGTTTGTTGTTGCAGATTAAGGAGGCTATTAATTAATGTTTACAGAGCAACAACTAGCAGCATTCAATGCAATGAATCACGAACAGATTCAAAAAAGATTTAAAGAAATTCAAGATGAGGTAAACAAAAACGATCCTAATACAAACTTGGAAATGTTACAGGCGGAATTTGATATCTTGCAAAAACGTGACAAAGAGTTACAAGGCAGGGTAGCACAACGTCAAGCGTTCTTGGATACTATGGCAAAATCTATTGTAGATGAAGATGAAGCTTTTGCTACACAACAGGAACAAGCTCGTAGCAAAGCACATCCATCAATGCCTACAAACTTGTCAGAACGTAAAAAAGGAATGGAAGACGATATGGAATATCGTAGTGCATTCATGGAATTCGTTCAAAAAGGAAAACAGTCAGAAATCTTAAGACAACGTAGCGCAGAAGCAGGTGTGGCAGCTGATCTAGGTATTTTAATTCCTGAAACAATTGTTCAGAAAGTAATGACTGAATTAAGTAAATCACGTGGTTACTTATACAATGCAGTATTACATACAAATTTCCGTGGTGGTGTTAAATATCCTATCGGTTCATTCAAGGCTACATTTAAACGTATCACAGAAACAACAGTGTCTGATCGTCAAAAAGCCGGTTCTGTTACAGAATTTGTACAATTTGGATATTTGATTGGTGAAATTCGTTTAGCACGTACATTACTACAAACTGTATTAACTGTAAATGCATTCGAAACTAAATTAGCAGAAGTTATTGTAGAAGCTTATTTGGAAGCTATGGATCGTGAAATTTTAACAGGCCAATCTGAAAACAATGAGTGTGAAGGTATTTTAACAGAAGCTAATAAAGTAAGTGGACGTATTAAAGCAGATCACATTATTGAATTTACTGAGGAAGAAATGAAAGATTGGAAATCATGGCAAACAAAATTCTTTGCGAAGATTCCATTGTCAATGCGTAAATTAAAACCAGAGTTTGTAATGACTCCTGCAACATATGAAGCAAACATTAAAACATTGGCTGATCAAAATAATCGTCCTGTTTATGCAGAAACATTTAATCCTATTGATGGTGCAGAACGTGCTACATTCGCAGCTAGAACTGTTAATTTCGTTGAAAATGATACGTTTAAAGATTTTAATGAAGCAAAAACCGGTGAATACTTCGGAATGTATTGGGTAGGAAAAGAAGCCTATGCGATCAACTCAAATATGCAGTTTGGTGTGAAGAAGTACTGGGATTATGAAAAGAATGAGGAAGTAACTCAGGCATTAGTTATCAATGATGGTAAAGTATTAGATCCTCAATACATCTTCTTGTTAAAAAAAAAAGTAGCTTAAGCAATGGAGATGTTACAAAAGATGAAAGTCAAACAGGAACACAATCATTAAATGATGAAGAACCTGTTGGAACTGATGATGAACCTATTTTATTAGATGATGAGCCTAAGAAAACTACTCGAAAAAGCAGTGCGAAGAAAGATTAGGTGATAGATAATGGCGTTCAATATTTCTGAAAGCCTTCTAGAACGTGTTAGAACTGCTGCTACAAGAGCTAAATCACATGCTTATGATGATGAAATCAAAACATATATCAGAGCATGTTTATATGATTTGGATAGATTAAATATCTTATTTGATGAAGATGATTTAGAAGATGAAATTGTAGTAGCGGTAATAACATATGTAAAGTCAAAATTTGGTACAACGGATGCTTCATATAAAGAATCAATGGCTAAAACATATGAGGATTTACGTCAGATTCTTATGACAGATAAATCCCATAAGAAGGTGACATAGTATGGCATATGAATATACTCGTGAGAATAATCTTTACTACGATGTGGCATATCTGATTGAAAAAGAAAGATACGTTGATGAAGATGGTGTGGAACATGTTAACGAAACGGAGAAGGAAGTATTTTGTCGAGTTGGTGGAATTTATTCAAAAGAATTTAATGAAGCCTACCAGGCAGGCATACAGTTAGCGTATAAGCTTGTTATTCCTACTATTGATTACAATGATGAAACGACAGTGAAATACAACGACAAAAAGTATGCGGTTTATCGTACATTCCCATCCGGAGATACGATTGAACTATATGTTCAACAGGATGCTGGAGAATGGAAACAGTAAGACAACAGATTGTAGCTAAATTCACTGAACTTTTAGGTGAAGGACAATTTGTATACGGAAGTTTCAAATCAAAACCCCATACCCCCTATGGGAATTATGCATTGGATTATACAAATAATTACTTTGCAGACAATAGAACGTATTGTAAGATTGGAACTTACATATATAGATTAGTGACTGATCAAAAAGATTTTGAATTAGAAGCTAAAATCGAAGACATGTTTGATGAACTAGAAATACCATACCAAACCATCACAGATGAAGATATAAACACTCAAAAAGTACACTGTACAGAATGGACGGTGACATTAGTTGGCCGTCAATGATGTATATTGCGATATGTCGCAGCTTGGGCCTGAAATCAGAAAGATGATTCAAGAATATAAAGAGCATTCTTTGGCGCAGATTGATAGAGCAGTAGAAGAAACTACAAAAGATTCTAAAGACATTGTTAAAGCTAAGGCCAATGTAGACCATAGAAACACGCGCAGAAAGGGAAAATATAAAAGGTCTATAACATATAAGATAGAACGTGAATTAGCTCATACACGCGGTGTTATTTATGCGAGTGGTCACGAATACTCATTAACTCATTTACTAGAAAACGGACATAATTTATGGAATTCTCCTAGACGTACACGTGCATTCGAGCACTGGAAGGATGGAGAAACAAACGCAATCAAGGAACTGCCAAGTTTAATCGAAAAATATTTGAAAGGATAAAAACTATGGCAGAAAAAAACAAAGTACGATTCGGTCTAAAAAATGTACATGTATGTTCTATCACAGAAAGTGCAGGATCAATTACATATGGTACGCCTACTGCGTGGAAAGGTGCTAAATCATTAACTCTAGATCCAGAAGGAGATACAAATACATATTATGCAGATAACACTGCGTATTTCACAACGAATACAAACAATGGATATTCAGGAAGTTTGGAAATGTCTGAAATTCCTGAAGAAATTGAAAAAATGATTTTCAATACAGTGACAACAGAAGAAGGTAACTTAGCAGAAGATGCAAACGTATTGCCTAATAATGTTGCGCTTATGTTCCAATTTGAAGGTGATGTAAGTGCTACTAAACATATCTTCTATAAGGTTGTATTTGCACGACCAAATGTAGAAGGTGAAACAAAAGAAGAGAGCACTGATCCAAAAACAACATCAATGGATATTACAGCAGTTCCTGTAGAACAAGGTGATCATCAATGGGTAAAGTCAAAATGTCGTAAAGGCGATACAAATTATGAGAGTTTCTTTACAACTGCTCCAACATTACCTAGTCCAAAAGCTAGTGAAGTGAGCCAGGAAGATGGCACACCGGTAGTTGTACAAAGTGATGATGGAAAGGAAGTGAGCACATTATAAGAGGGGCAACCCCCTCTTTGTGAGGTTATATGGAA